GACTGCTCCTGTAGCCTGCTGTACCATTTGTTGCAGGGCTGCGGCTTGGGAGAATGTGATTTGTCCAACTTGTCCAAAATTAAACGGTTGTAGTACTTCACGGGGATCTCCGCTCGTTAGAATCATCTTACCGGGTCGAACTTCTGGCTTAGCCCCTCTAGGAAGGCGTGTAGCGTCGATAGCGAGCATTGGGTGGATAGTTAGACTCAGGGCATCAATACGAGCCCGAAGCTCTGTGTCTAGCGCCTTTTGACTGTTATATCCTTTCTCGCAAACACCACGACCCCAAAATCGTCCGGGTACTACGTCCCAAGGGAACGCAACTACAGGACGATCCTGCATCATGTAAGGGTTAGCTTCTGCCTTCAGTAGTATTCCACCGTTAGCTACGACAACGACTGCTTCAACGTACTTAGGACCGTCTTCTTCTTCTTCTGTTTCTTCGTCTTCAAAATCTTCGTTAATAACAGCCTCTAAAAGCTCTCGTGGGACCAGACCGTAGTACTTTGTCAGTCGTACTTTGTCGTCGTTGTAGATCGTAATGTCTTGGTCAGGCTCTAAGTCCGTATCAGGAGCCGCTGAGCCAACGTATACGTCTTTGTAAACTCCCTGCTCCTGAAGCATCTCTACTTGGTGTCTGCTGACAAACTCGTCAACAGCAACACCTAAAGCGTCGTCTACAGACGTTGCTACAGGATCAATAAGAAAGTTTTGGGGCAGTACAGGCTTTAGTTTGACTTTTACCCGATTAGTGATGTTGACGCCAATAGCTTGTAGTTCACCGTCCATAATAGGCTGAGAAGCGGGAGCCATTTCTTTCATGTCTTCAATGACAATTTCGCCAACGCCTGTACCAAAGACAGCAGAGTTAATTAAACACTCCGCTACTGCTTTACGTACCATACAGTCTTCAAAGTCTTCAGTAAGCTTGTTACGCAAAAAAGTAATGTCTTGTCGGTCAGTGTCGCCTTTGTTGTCACTAACGTCGAACCATTTTCCACGACCAAAGGTTGCTTCTTCTAGCTCAGCTACGTTGGACTCAACTGCCTGTTGGAGTGCAGGAGAAATAATCCTTGAACGCTCCGACTTACGGTCGCTGTCTGCAGGGTCCCAGATGCCTCTCCAGAGCCTGTAGTACTCTTCAAATCGGCCTTCGTAGTTTGACTCGTAATAATCACGCCAGTCTTCACATTTAGTAATTACCCAGTCTTCGATGGTTTCTTCAACCAACAGTGGGTCAACTTCGTATAGTTCGCTCATAGGTATTTCCTAAATTGCAGCAATGCTGTACCCTAGTGTAAAAAACACTACAGCACTGATTGCGTATATTCCATAAGTATTAAAGGGTCGCCAAATTTTCATTAGTATCCTGCCACAACGTCTAGTATTTCATGGTCTTCTATTTCGTAGTCGTAGTCGTACGCTACGTTCGCTAACTGGTCTATGTATGCTAAGGCGTCTACCAAGTCATCATGTGTCAGTGGGTCGGGAAACTGAAACAACTGGTCTAGGAATCTACTGTTCCATTCGCCTTTGTTCAAAGTAATAAAGTTGTTTTCAAACCTACCCTGTAGCGCCCACATAACCCTATCAGTCTTCTTCTTGTTACCGTGGGTTAGCTCTTCTACCCTAAAAAACGTACCGTACTTCTTTTGTAAATCAACGAGGGGTGACATTACAGCCTGTTTAGCAATACCTCTTTCGATACCAACGGATACGGGTTGATAATCTCGAACGGCCTGAAATATCTTATTTGCCGTTTCGTCAAGACTCCATCGTCCATATATGATATTGTCAACAAACCAACCATGCTCACTAACTTTAACGACGGCAATGGCAGTTTCGTCAAGCTTAGAATTTTTTGTTCGTTTCTTATTGACTTCCTCAAAACCCGCCAAGTCAACAGCAATGTAGTAGTCTCCTATCTCAGGTTTGTCTTCCGATACCACCACCCAATCTTCTTTAAACATTTCCGAACCACGAGCTTCAAACGACGCCATAAATTCCTGACGAAAGGCATAGGAAGACATACTACGTTTAGCAATGTCGATTTCGCTTGAGTCCAGCAACGGGTTATCGTAAGACGTAAAGTGCCAAGATTTGTAAGTAGGGTCATCATCTAGCTCCGCATACTTGTACAATTCGTAGAAGTGGTTACGACCCATAGGTGTGCCTATGAACATCGCAGAACCTTTTTGGTCGGCCAAGGCAGGTCTTAGGATCTGCTCAAAGACGTCCGGTTTCATGTCGGCGTATTCGTCCAACACCAAAAACTTCAAGGACACACCACGCATTGTCTCTGGCCTATCGGCTCCCTTGAGACTAATCGTGGCCCCGTTGACCAGCCTGATCTGCAGATTATTAATATGTGATCCTGCAATCACAGGGTGTCCTAGCTCTAAGAGGGTCTGCCACATGATGTCACGGGCTTGTCCCTGCGTAGGCGCTACGTAAAACACTTGCCCCTTTTCTGTCTGCAGGGCGTTTACAATCAACATCCAAGCAGCTAGGCGGGACTTGCCTGTTCGTCGTCCTGCAGCAACTATCTTAAATCTAGTGTCGTCTTCCCAGACTTTTTTCTGCCAAGGCAGTAGTTCTATATTAAGATCAGTCACACAGCTTCCAACTTAAGTAGAACGTAATCGCTCCAGTTACAATCGGTAAAGACATAACACACACTAGCAAAAACACTTCCATTACTCTAGTTCGTCTAATTCGTCTTCTGTCAATTCTCTGGTGGGTAGGTCGGCTTCTTCTAACAAATCAGCCACCGATTGTAGTGTTTCAAACTTATGTAACACTGCAGGCACTGCTCTACGTCCAGTAAAGGCTTCTACCATGTCCCAACCTGCGGGACCGGGAGGCATCTTTACGTACCGATGGTCTACGTTCATTTCCATCAGTTTTCGCCTTAGCCCTCGACAGCCGTGACACCAGTCGGCCCCGATTACAACAAACATATTATACTTCCCGCTTATCCCAGTAGTTTTGAACAGCAGCTTTGATAGCATCCTCTGCTAAAACAGAACAATGTATTTTTACTGGAGGTAGTGAAAGCTCGTTTGCAATCTCTGTGTTTTTGATTGCCGCTGCCTCGCCAAGTTTTTTTCCTTTTACCCACTCAGTTAGCAATGAACTAGAAGCAATCGCAGATCCACACCCGTAGGTCTTGAACTTGGCGTCCTCAATGACACCGTTGTCGTTTACTTGGATCTGCAACCGCATTACATCGCCACAGGCTGGCGCCCCCACCATGCCAGTGCCTACAGAGTCGTCAAAATCGTCCAACTTCCCCACGTTGCGGGGGTTTTCGTAGTGGTCGATTACTTTGTTGCTGTAAGACACGCTATTTTTAGCGGTTAGTGGGCTTATACTTTACACCACGGTATATAAATGTAAATTCCATGCTAATCTCCTTTAGTACAGCCACATCACTGAGGTGCTACCACGGGTGTCTACGTGAACAAAACCGTTTTCTACTCCAATACCAGTAAAACCTAGCTCCAATGCTTTAGAAACAAGAGAGAAGCGGTCTGCGGCGTTTATTACTTTTATGTCTGCCGCAATCCCTTGAGCGTGTGTACCCGGTTTGTCTTTTTTTGCTTCTATCGGGTGCTGCGGGGACCTGTAACCGCTAGTAATCACAAAAGGAAAACCACATTGATGCCTGAGTTCGTCTACTAACTCCATAAACTCAGCTTCCATACGGTTTTCACCAGTGTGTTGACAGTTAAATTCCTCTACTGTGAAGTATCTCAACTTATTTTAGTCCTCAGGTACTCAAAATACAGGCCAGATTGGTGTTCAGCTTCGTCAATTAACGAGTTCGCCTTCAATAGGCTCGCTTTCTGGATAGCTAGAATCAACTGTTGCGCTTCCAACCCCAGTGATGTTAATCTGGATTGCACTTCTGCCTCCATCCTTTGTTACCTCCTTTTCAAATGCCCCTACAGGCAGTATCCTGTCCATCACAAGTTTCCAAGCAGCAGCTTGATTCTTGTGGTCGTGGTCTAAAGCAGCATCAAAAATAGTCTCTAGAACCTTTTTTGACTTTGGTGAGGCCAACATACGGGCCTTGTATTCGTTTATGATCGCTGCGTCACCCTTAGGTCGGCCTACTTGCCCCTTGTTTCCGGGCTTCACAGCTTCTATTTCCGACTTCCGGGGTCTGCCACGACCTCTTTTTTTAATTTCTTCGGTCATAACACAAATTGTCCGTAAATACAACCTTAGTATATCACGAGTCTACACGAAAGTCAAGCTATTTTATGACCTTTTGCCAGGGACTGTGTTACTTTAGAAAAATCAAGTAGTTACACATGTTTATTTTTTACATAATTTTTCTAATTTTTACCTATTTTGTGCCTGAGTGGCTGCTACAGTTACAGCGGCAACAAAAGTCCCTCCCCGGGCCAAGTTATCCACAGGTTATTCACAAGTTATCCACAGCTGTTGGCATCCTGTGTATAACCTGTGGATAAGTTTCAGAGCTGACAAAAGTTATCCACAGGTTTTCCACAGGTTTATCCACATGGCCCTGAGAAGCCCTGAGAAGCCTGTGGTGCGATGTTTTCAAAAGTAATAGAAGGGTATGCCTAAGTAGGTGCTTTGGGCTTGGCAAGAATCGTGCCAAAAGTTGACCCTGAGAAAAAAAATTTAGAAATTTCAAAAGTTGGCACGGGAATTGCAAAGGCAAAAACCATGCCAAGTTTTACAGCTGAGAAAAATTAGTCAAACTTGGCACACTTATTGCAGGGCAAAAGCCATGCCAAAAAGCCCAAACACAGACGACAAAAAAAGGTAGTATTTACACTTCACAGCGGGGCCAAAATCGACGATACTGGTCACAAGTCGGGGTAATCCTGCGCCGACACAAAAGTCCGGGAGGGCAAACCTATGAAAGTGACACGCACGAAAGTTTTTGGCCGAAGCATCATCATCCGTCGACGCAAGGCCACCAAGAGAGCCCTAAACTACACTCAGGGAGAAGTCTTCAACAGCGTACACGGTGGCCTCTGGTCACTCTACTGGGAGCACGGCAAGGGTCGCAATATCGACATTTCAATCGACGACCGTTAAGCCCACCACAGTAACACCAGAGCCCGCCTTGAGCGGGCTTTTGGCGTACCAGAGCACCAAAAACGGAGGGCCAGGGGCCA